TGTACTTGTTGCAGGTGATGTTAGTCTGACGATTGAAGGTCACGTCATCCAGACCTACCCACGCGAATTCGATTACTTCGTTTGGTTCAAGGCCCGTGGTTTCGGTGTCGAGGAGGGCGATACGAGGAGTACAAGTTTCCATTATTCTAGTCCTGGCAAAGTTGGTTCATCGGAAAGGGCTTGGAGTCGCTTCAGAGCGATCCCGTAGTGGGATTGGGAAAGTTCAATCCCGGTCGTGCGACATTGGAGGGTGTGAGCGGCTGGAAAGATCGGGCCGGAACCACAGAAGGGGTCGAGGACGGAGTCACCTGGGCGGAAGGAACGAGAGAGAAGATCGCGGAAGAGATCGACAGGTTTTTGAGCTTGGTGGCCGAGGTTGGTGTCAGGTTGGTAGGTCAATACGTCGGGGTAGAGGTGGTTGACTTTGCGATCACCCTTGATTGCGAAGAGGATAGTCTCGTACTTCCTCTGCGGGCCGTGCTCTGGCCAGGGTGCGCGAAAGGCGGAGGGCTTGTACCAGATCAGCGGGGTGCGGAAGACTCTCCACCCGGCGTCGGCGAAAAGGATCTTGAGGTCGGGGAATAGGTCGATGTCGCAGAAGGAGTACAGGTGAGCGTCCGGTTTGGTGATACGGAAGCCTTCGAATGCGAGAGCGGTGTAACACTTCATCGCGTTTTCGAGATCGTCGATGTAAGCGTGTTTGTCGTATTCTCCGGACTTCCCACTGTTCCCGAACTCGTCAGCACCCATACCATAGGGAGGATCTGTCAGGATGATGTCGAAGGATTCGGTGGGAGCGTCAGCCATCCAGTTGCAAGCATCTTCATTTAGGAGAGTGTGAACGGAACTGTTGAATGTTCGGCCGACTGTCTCCGCGAGTTCAGTATTCTTCCGGGCAACTTCCTTCCGCTTGAGAATCTTGAAGGCCTCGTCGACGGATTTCGCGGCAGCAACTTCTGGGATGTGAAGATGGTCTGCGAGGATTAGTTCCTTCCGCGTCATGTCTTGGTTAGAACCCAGACGAGAGCCTCGGACCTCCTCGGAGATGTCGGCCGGGGTTGGTGCGGGCTTTCCGCTTGCTGTTGCTTGGGCCGACCTGAGTTCCATGAGCTTGGCTGATGCAGCCGCCCGCTCTACCCACGTCAAGTCCATCCGGCGAATGTTCTCGTCGAGTTCGGCTTCCATCGCCTCAACCGGGGAGAGATCGCCAAGGAAGGTGTAGGGAAGGAGGCCCGAGGGAACTTCCTCGTTATCATACTTGAACTTCCCGCCGAGTTCGTAGATGTCTTTGATTGCTCGGAACCTACGCTCACCCGAGACAAGCACGTAGTTATCTCCTTCGATCCGGAGAGTCGGAGCGTGGAGGAGGCCAGTCGCTTGAATACTCTCTGCGAGTTCATTCAGCTCGGCTTGGGGGAACTGTCGCCGTTGCCTGTTCTCGGAGATTACAACGCGGTTGATAGCTATAAAACGCTTGGTCATGAAAAGACTCCAAAAAAGAGGGAGGCCGAAACCTCCCCCTGGGTGCTACGTTCGATTACAGAGCCACAACCCCGGAGATCTTTTCGATCGGCTGACCTTCCCACATATCGTGGATGATCTTGACGCGAACGATCTTCCCTTCCATCTTGCGGGCGGAGAACACATCGCCCGGCTTGTTCATATCCGTAGCTTCACGGTATGCGCGGAGGCGGCGATTCTTGCCCGGCCCGTTGTCGATGGTCCCGTTCTCCGTCAGGTCGATCATGATCGAGTCCTTGAAATTCAGGGTAGAGTTGTCCATCCCGAGTTCGGCTTGAACTTCCGCCGGAACGTCGATGGTCAGGGGGATATCCCAAGCGATACCACACTTGGAAGCGTCGGTCCGGCCTTGCCACGTGCGGGCAGTAACGGTTCCGACAACTGCGGTGTAGTCGCCGACGGGAAGAGGCTTGCGTTTTTCAGTCGGTTCGGTCAGGTTGGCGTCGAGGAAGGATTCAGGATTGAATGCGGAAATATCAAAGGACATGATTATTACTCCAGGTGATGTTGCGGTTTGAACTGCGAAAGGTTGGTTGGGATTGCGGCTCCCGTGGGCCTTAAAACATTAATTCTTTATGCTTATAATCTTCAAATTCTATACGAGCTTCGACAGCTAGCTCAAAATAAACCCCTCGGTATAGCTGTATCCTCTGCCCATTTAAATACCCATGAGCATACCAGACTTGCCTAGTATTACAAAAAGAAACACCTTGTATACCTGATTTATTTTTTACACTTAGTACTTGTTGCGCAGGCCACTTACGATTTTGCGCTTGCTCCGCCGGAGTAGACCAGCAACAATTAGTCTTTGTATAGGGGCCATCGTTGTCAATACGATCTAGTGTTCTTTCTTCTGGACGCTCCCCCATATCGCGGAGAAATGCCTCAAAAGAATTCAGCCATTCATAACAAACATATATTCCTCTACCACCGTACCTAGGGTAATGTTCATCTGATGTATTGTAGCAACGAGTTTTCATAGCCTGCCAACTGGTGTAAGTTCTTGTTACCATTTTATGCCTCGCGTCGCGCAGTCCACTTAGACATAATCTGCGCAAAGTCTGGTTTAATCTTACTCATGATCGGAAGGCTTCTGGTCTTTGTATCTGCGTTACCTACGGCAGTATCCCAGTACCATGACGTACCATCACGGACAGTATAGATAACGTCAGAAAATAGTTGTGGTAAATCGTTCGCAAGAGCCTTCCCGATAGATTTTACCATTAGCTTAATTCCCCCTGTAATCTCATCTTGTTGCCGTTCCACGTGAGCTGTGATTATAAATGTACAAGCCAGCCCTTGTGTACACAGTCGTAGAAAATTCATAAGATTGTTTTGGGCTACACCGTAATCGGATGGGCTAGCTGTAGGTTTATTGCCAGTAACCATTTTGAACGCGGCATTTCCCAGTTCAGAGAGGGAGTCGATTACGAAGATCTTGTCGCTTCCCCATGAGTCAACAGACCCAAACTTTTGCCCTGTCCGGTCATCTGGAAAGTTGGCACAAGCTGAAAGGATTTTATGGAAGGCATTGTTTTGGCTGCGACTACCATCTTGCATTTTTGTGAGTGCATCATAAGATAACTTACCAACCTTATCAGCACCATCGAGGAGACCTGCAAGTGTAATTGGTTTAGTCATTGAAACATGCCAGTGCAAATTTTTCGGAACTTGATTTTCCTTATCACTCCAGTATCCTACCAGAGATTCCAATCCGTTTTCAGTGAACAAGCAGAAAACGTCTACTGGCGGAGTCTGGGCAGCAGCCCAATCTACAAGTGTTCCTATGGCATGAGTTTTTCCTGTACCTGATGGCCCCATAAGCATAACTTTCGGCCCCATCATAGTGGAAGCTTGGGCGGGGGCTTGCGTGGCTTGCGTGGTGTCAGTCATAACTTGGTTTCCAATTCTCTAGGATTGCGAGTAGCTCGCGAGTTAAAAGTTGGGTGGAGCAGCAGTTGAGGGTCTGGGAACTCAGGAACGTCCCATCACCATGCTTAACGCATCGACGAACTTCCACCACCCAGGAGTCCGTCGGTATGGGGGAGTACGAGAAGTGGTGCTGGTAGATTGCCCTGCCCCAGACCTCCCCACATATCGGGCAGAAATAGGCTGTGTGGGGCCAGAATGCGGAGAAACGCTCGCCGGAGGTAGGAGCGTATCCGCAGCAATAGACTTCTCGTTCTCCGACATTCTGACTTCCCTCGAAATATAAGACTGTTGCGTTGCCATCTGGGGCGGCCATGCTAGTCCTCCAGAAGAATCTCCCGCCGATTCACAGGGTCCCAGATCTTTCGCACGAACGAGCCGCGAAGCCAGGGTTCAGGATCAGCTGAGAGGCAGACTTGGCGGAACTCGCAGCCGCTGTACTCGACGCAAGCATGATCGAGAGAGTAATCAAACACACCGGATTCCCAGGCCTGTTCCAACCTCTTCATATCCCGGAGGAGTTGCTCGTACCAGCGCTCGATCATCCAGGCCGGGCGGTAGGTGATAGCTTGCATGGTTTCGTACTTGGATTTCAGGATGGAGACTCCCCGGACGAGGAAGCCTTGCAGCGGGCGACCGGCCCGAGCAGATCCCCAGCAGTATCCCGTGAATTGCGAGCGAAGATCCCACTGCTTCGGCCAGGAAGCGCCGAGGCGGGAGGTCGTCTTGTCATCCTCTCCGAACACTCCGCCAGCGTAGTCGCAGACCATATCCATGCGGCCGACGTAGAGGACTGGATCACCTGTCTCTGGGTTTATGAAGTCGATTGGCTCGGCGAAGGAGAATTCGATTCCACGGGAGCCGCCGGGGAGGGATACTGGGATTGCATGATCCTTCGCCATCGGGTATTGCTCGAAGTAGTATTCGAACGCGCCCATCATGCGGGAGAGGGACTTGGCGGAATCTTCCGGGCACTCGAAGTCACCATAGAATTCGATCAGTGCCTTGAGGCCCAGGGCGATTGCGGTCTGTTCGGGCTGACCGTCGAGATAGAACGCACGGCGGGCGGCTTCAAGGCCCGCAGCATATGCGCCACCAGCGTGAAGGTGGATTGAGAGAGACTTGGGTTTGTAGTGGTCGAGATAAGCCAGCTGCATCTTGCGGGGGCAAGAGCGGAAGGATGCGATGATGGTGGAGTCGATGACTTCGGGGAAGGGCGGGCGGATGTAGGTCATTTCGGAGCCTCAATGCAGAGAAGGGTAGAGCGGTATTCGCGGAGACGGTTGATCTCTTGTCGGGCAGCTTTCTCGATCTTTTCGATCTGGGAATCGACGGAAGCGAGTTCGGCTTCGCGGATGTTAGCTTCAGGCGCCCAGGTTACAGTGACTTCCGCCGTTCCAAGCTTGGTCCAGTACTCGGACATATCCAGCGGGCCGAAGTAGAGTAAGGACTTGTCAAGGCGCTCTTGGTCGGTGGAGACCCGAAGATATTCAGAGCGGTTGCCATCGGTAAGATAGACAGGAACGATGATAGACATGATCAGAGTCCTTCGAGTTCCGCGAGCAGGTCATCTGCCGACGGGATAGCCTTCACTGCCTTCGCACGGCGGGATGTGTCGCTAGCGACAGCCGCACTTTTCCGATCACCACGAAGAGCTTCAATTGCCTCCGTGAGATCTGCGACGGTCAGGGTTCCGTCCAGAGCGGCTTGCCTCCAGGCAGCGATTTTCATACTGAGTTCAGTGGATGCCATGATTATTCCTCGTAGGAGTGATTGTTGCTGATGGTGTCGAGAAGGGAGTCGAAAGCGGGTTCGGGGAGATCTTCTAGAACGTCCAGGCCAAGGAAGTTTACTAGCAGAATTTCCACCTCCGCCGGCTCATCAGGATAGCCCGGATCACCATTCGGCATGTACATTCTGCCGGGCCTGCCGGGACTGTAGGAGTAGCTTACCTCCACATCCCGCTCTCCGAGAACCCCGAAGTCCAGTGTAACGGTTTGCGAAAAAGTTTTCACGGTCATTCTCCTCTGAGCTGGTTGAGAACTAAACGAAGTGTGTCGGATGTCGCGGTGATGAAGTGTTGACCGGGCGGAGTGTCGGGAAGGTAGGGAGAAATATCCACGGTACGCTTGTTGAAGAAATCCCTGATTGCATTGCAGATGAAGTCTTGGTATGCTCCCTGGGGAACGCGGTTCTCAAGCTCGGACCACAGGAGGAGGTCGAGGCGGGCGGCAAGATCTGCGGGAATCGTCGTATGCAGATGCTTGTTCGGGGTGACAGCTGGCTTACGCGGCATGGAGAACTCCAGTCAGGATAGCGTCCCGAACGAGCTGAGCGCGGGTAGCGAGGCGTTTCGTTTCTTCGCAGTCGAAGTCGGTGGTAGCGAGATTGAATCGCCCGCCCGCAGCGATATAGCGGAGAGCATCGGCTTTCTCCCAGGGCTTTGTCGCGTAGAGAAAACGAATCTCGGCCTTGCCCTTCGGAAGATCAAGCTCGTACCCCTCCGTGTTGTAGTGAAAACGGGCTGGCGCGGGGGATGCAGTTAGTGGATTCATTTGAGCCTCCTTGGTAAAGTTCGGTCGGAATTAAGTAAATACGAACGTGTTATTGCAATGTAACGTGTTCATTGTATCGTGTTATTTATTTAATGTCAAAACAGTTGTGAAACTATTTCACGCAAACAGTCCCCACAAAGCAAGCCCGATCATGCCGAGAGCGCAGGCCCAGGAGACGGTTTCAAACGCGAGTTCGCCGAAGGTTTTCTTGCTGCTTGGAAGGTGCGTCACCATAAACCACTGACCGAGGCCTGCTTCCTCCATCGCCGCCTGCTTCCGTTCCATGTACGCATCCGCTTCGAGCGTATCCTTCATTGAGACAGGCCAACCGGCACGGAGCTGACTGGCGATAAGTTCAAGACGAGGATCATTTTTGAAAGGGGTCATCGCATTACTTCCTTTACACAGTTAGAACAAAGGCGACGCTTCTCTCCACGCCAGATGAGGAACTTGCTGCCGGCAGTGCTGTCGTACGTTGTGTTGCAACGACAACAGCGCCAGGTGGATTTGAAGGTCATAGAGTCCTCGCTTGATAGAGTGGCATTGTCGCAATAGGTATTTGCCCTTCACGTTCAAGGTTCATGCTCAATATCGTTCTTCCTTTGTCGTCCAAGAACTTGTAGATGTACCGAACAGGCTCCGCCTCGCAGAGGATCAGCCCGGATAAGTCTTGGGTGGCGGCGAGTGCCTTACGCATCTTGGTAATCAGTTTGAATGATTGCCCTGCAAATCCGATAATCGACTTGCTGTTGATTGCCGCCTTATCGAAATCACTAAGTACATCCCGCAGCAGCGTCACCTGCTCCTGACTATCGGCGAGTTGCTGGCGCAGGGATTCGATCTCTGCGTCCTTTCTTGCTAGTGCGTCCGCTATTGCCTTAGCCTCTTCGCCATGAAAGGTAATGGTTTTTGTTGCGTTCATGGCTTCGGCTCCGTGGCGGCGAGTGCTTCTATCGCAAGGCAATTTCCCACGCTGTTTCCGTGCCTATTACCATTGCCAAGGCAGGCAAGCCGCTCAAGGTATTCCCGCATCATCGCATTCTGCTTGTGGGCTTCGGCGAGTTCTTCCCGGTATTGCATCTCACAATCAACCGCCCGCTCTACATCACCAAGAGATGCGCTGCGGTACTCCGGTCGCATCTTCCGTGCCTCTTCAGCAGTTTCACGGGTGTTTGCCATAGCGACTACGCCGCAGGCAACAACCTTCATGCGCTCGGTTTCGAGGTCCTCTTTGAGCGCGGCAACCACCTCGGCACGGTATGCTTCTTCACGAGCCTTGCTGGCGGCAAGTTGCTCCATTAGTTCGTCCCTATGGCTTGTCAGGTTGTTATTCAAATCAACCAATGCGCGAAATTCTTCATCTGTTTTCATTTCCAAGACACTCCGATGTGGTCATACAGGTATAGGGCAATGTCGACCAGCTTCCACAACGCCAAAGGCACCGCTGTAATTACCAGAACAATAACTGCCCACATCAACGCTTCTATCGCCTTTCCGAAGCCGTCATACATCATTTCACGTACCAATCCCAAGCGGTCGTGCCGAGGATGACCACCACGCCGAGGCCCAAGGCCCACGCCACAGCCCGGTCGAACTTGTCCGACTTGATGTAGCCGGGCTCACCAACGAACTTGGCGGGACTGTTGCTTCTCGGAAAGCTCGGGGTGACGCGCTTGCGCGCCGGCTTGATTTGTTCAGTGTTCATTTGTTTCTCCTGTCATTGGTTTCGGTAAAACGGGTATCCAGTGCGTTGGCTGGTTTGCTCGAAGGTCGTTGATGCCGAAGGCATGCTTGCCCCAATGCGCCCAGTAGGGGCGGGGCTTTTTTGCATACTTGTCTTCGTTCCACCGGCACGGGCTAACAACCCCATGCGCAGGGATGAAGACGGTGATTTCCGTGCCGTCCTTGGGCGCGGTGTCGATGGACTGCCACGGGCTTTTCACTCCTCATCCTCCTGGCGCTGGCGCAGTGTTTCCGCTTGGTAGCTCTCACGGTCGATACGCTTCTGCCGTTCGATGTCGGCAAGATCGCACTCGTCGCCCTCTTCGTCAAAATTCTCGTCGGGCGGTTCGAGGAACTTGTCGTGGGCGCGGTTGAACTTCTGTTGGTCAAAGGCCATTTCTTCCTCAATTAAAAATGGTGGGGAGGCCGGTGCTGATCTCCGGCATAGTGGTTTTATTAGGAAACGTTTGCCCCGTCTAGAACGGCTCACTTAGTTGTTTCCTCATCACGTAGCGCATCAGCCTGCGCATTCTCCCCATTGATCTCAGTTCGAGTTGAACGCCGGATTCGCGGTCTTCCCTTCTTCCTTCGGAAGCGCATCACAAGCCTTAAAAAACTTCCGGTCGTCCGGACTCATGCGCTGGCAACGCAGCATCGTCATCCCGTGCTTGATGTCAGCTGCAGCAGTCTGGTCGCCCGTCGCAACAGCCACGGCGTGCTGACGTTCCCATCCGCAGAGATCGTCGTAGCTGTAACCACCACCGCTGACTCCGACTCCGCCGATAGAAAGCCCGCCTGACATTCCGGTCGTGCAGGGAGTGACTGAAGGCATACTCGGTGGCGAAACGTCCGGAGCGAGCTTGCCCATGTCGGAGCCGGAGAAGCTTACTTGCTGGCCAGAGTTGTTGGCGCTTGCATCGCCGCCCTGTCCGCCGAAGCCTTGGCCACCCTGACCACCAGCCCCGCCCTTGCCGCCAGCCCCACCTGCCCCACCCTTCGCACTCGCCGAAGCCTTTCCGCCGCTTGCGACAGCTGCTGCCCCTGCAATTGCGATAGAGGAACTGGCGGCAGCCGCAACCGTATTCCCCTTTTCCTGTTCCTTGGGCGGCTTGTGCCCGGTCGCGCTCACCTGCCCGGCGAAGAGTGCGGATATTGCGACTGCGATAAGAATCTTTTTCATGATTTTGGTCCTGTAGAGTTAGTGGAGATGAGATTTTACACTAGGTTGAAAGACTTGCGTGTGAATTATTTCACGGTCGAGATAATTTCTGTGTTTTGAGCCTCCAAAAAAAGTTGAACAAGTTGAAACGATTGTTTCGAGAAACAACTGCGATTAAACCAAATTCATAAGAGTGAGCCTCTTCGTCAAGCCTCCGAAAGAAGGGTGGGGGAAGAGGTTCTCTCCTCCCCCCTTCCCGCTCCACGTCGGAGGCTCAAGTCCCGTGGAACTCGGAGACAGTGGGGGGACACTGCTCCTGACTCGTTGGTATTCCGACCGGGCTTCCCCGGCGGATCTCCAACCAGCTTAGCGGAGAGAGCGGCTTGTGACCACTCTCTCGACTCAACCGGCTTGATTAACCTTCGAGTTCGGCCATCAGGTCGTTTGCATCGACCTTCTGAACCTTGGACTTCTTATCCGCTTCCAGCCGGGAGATGACTGCCCCAGTCTTGGTAGCCGGATTGCGGAAGGAAGCGTACAGCTCCGCACGGGAGAGCTTTTCGCCGCGAGCCTTCGCCGCATCGAGCTTGCTCTGCAGGAAGTCCTTGACGTACTGGACTGATTTCCCTGTAACTTCGCAGATGGCCTTGATGACCACAGACGCGCCGGAGAAGCCATCGCCAGCTGCACGAGTGGCAGTCCATTCGCCCCGATCCAGCCGGGCGATCATGTCATCCACTGCGATAACCATGTCGTCGAGATCTTCCTCGCCCGCCGTTTCGTCGCCGATTTTCTGGCTTGCGCCGTGGCCGGCAAGCTGGTACAGATTGGCCGCCGACGGGGTGAAAGTCCTGGTCGCACCGTTCCGGAAATCGAAGCGAACTTGAACCACACTGCCGTCGATAATAACTTCCTTCGACAGCCTTTTCTTGCCAGCGAAGCCAACGACTCGACCGTCTTCCATCGTGACTTGTTCGACTTCAGTCGGTGCGCGCTTGGTGCTGGTAGCTACTTCACTCATTTGAGACTCCTTATTACTCGTGAGCATCCTTTGATGGCGATTGCCCTTACTCCAGATCTTTGCAACATTCCCTACGGAAATCGCATCATCTCATTTTTTTCGTGCGGGGTCAAGGAAGTTTTTCCGCTCGGTTAAAAATAGTTGACGGGCGGCTGTCTATCCCCGTCCGCCGTCGATCAAGATCCAGATTCCTACGAGGATTAGAACGTAGCCAAGGGTTTGAAGGACATTATCCACGGAGTTCGTTCCGCTGGCCCATCCTTCCCCGGAAGTAAAGCTCCGCCCGCGGTGCAAGCTGTGTGCGGAACTCCGCATTCTCCTTCTCCCACGAGATCGAGAGAAAGTAGGTAAATTCTCCCAACCTGACTTCCCACCGGAAGAAAGAAGTCATGTCATTCAGGGTGACGGAGGGGAGTTCTTTTTTCCCTCCGAGGAGCTGAACATACCGTTGAGCGAAGTGGGACGCAATAATCGGAGTTACAACTTCCTGCCCGCCCCAGGTTTCGTCCGTCTCTCCCGCCCTCTGCCGCCCGTAAGCCAGCACGACCGGGCGTGTTCTGTCTGTTCCGCTTACCTGCCCCACTCGAAGTGAACCGGGGATATTCTTAATCGTCATCTTGAGCCTCTCTATTCAAAGAAACAGCCATCGTAAGAGTTGAAGAAATCATCGAGGAACTGATCGGTATGCTCCCCCCTTCCCGCTTCCCCCCGAAAGCTCGCCAGCATTGCCGCGAGACAATAGCCCGAGTCAAGCACTCCAATCAGGTTGAACTGCCCCCAAGCTTTCGCATCACTCATCCTCCAGTTCGATCATCTCCAGCACAGCCAGCATCCCTTCCGCTGGCATCATTCCGAGCGCTCCACAAGCCTCGCAGGGAAGAAATCTTCCTTCCCGATCATCCTCGGACTGTTCGATCGGCCCTTGACTTCCACACCGACGGCAGAAGCCTTCTCCTTCTTCCGCTGCAGCGTGGAGTTCCCGCTTGGTAAATTTACGCATTGTTTTCGTCCTTTCTGTAGCAACCACAAGAATTCAAGAATTTGATGAGATCGAAGCGGGGATTATCCTGAGCGAATTTTCTTGTCATGCCTTCCGCGAGATTGTTCAGTTCGGCTTGTGTTGGATCTCCTTGCGCCCAAGCGAATCTCAACTCTTCCGCGATCATTTCATAATACTTTCGTGACATCTTCCTTCTCCTATCAATCGACCATATGGCCGTGCAAGGAAACTCTCTCGAATTCCCTTGACCTGCCTTACGACCAGATCACCTTCGTCCGGGCCAGCCAGCTCGCTCGCGCTTGCAGCCCGACTGTTCCGCCGTTGATCCTCTTCGTCACTCCCGTGAGATCGTCCTGATCCGCCGCCTCATTACATCCGGCATCTTTCCAGAAAACTGCCGCAACCGCCAGACACCGCATCGGACTGACCACCAGCTCTGGATATTTAACCAGATCCGAACTGATATACTGCCCGGTTGCCATAAGCAAGTCCATGATTCGCTTGTATTGCGCCTTCCCGGTCAGTTGGATCAACCCTCTCCCCCGGTACTTCCACCCATCTCCCGGCTCTGTATTTCCCATCCTTCCTCCATACACCAGATTCGCCAGCTCTTCCGGCTTATACGCAAACCTCTCCGGATCGTTCGGACCTTTCGGGAGGAACCGACTCGGCCAGACGACCGGCAGCCTCTTCGCGCTGTAGTTGAGATTCTCATACAGCACGGAAAATCCGCCCGACTCGTGCAGAATCTGTGCCATGAAATGTGCCAC